AAACACAGAAGAAGGATTTATATTTTTAAGATAATCTCTAAAAGAAATAACTAATGACCGCATGGGTTTATTTTGAGTTCTTGGTTTTGTTAACCAATTTTCTGTAATATTTAAATGATGTTTAATATCTTCACTAAATAATTCAGCTGTTGAATAAGAAACGGCTGGTGCTGAAGTCCAAATTACATTTGATCCATCACAAGATACAAAATCTTTAATTCCTTTTTTAAAATTTAAATAATCTGTATTGTCAATTTCAATAATACTTCTATGCTCATTATGAAAATTTTTATTTTGATCCATAATAGAATTATTCTCAGCCATTTGATGAATTCCTGAAAAATCATTAAGATTAAAAATTAAGTATGCCATTTTTATGCTCCTGTGTTTTCAAATATTGCTATTGCACCGTCAGTACCACTACCGCCAGCGCCTGCAGGATTAGTTCCTCTGTTTCCTCCACTTCCACTAAAGCCGCTAAAAATTCTTATGTTTGTATCAGAAATACCACCTGGAGCATTTCCGCTACTTCCAGTACTTCCACCAGGTGTTACAGCAGGGTCGTTTGGTGCGCCTCCACCACCGCCTCCCCCGTTGGCTGTACCAACATCAGTTAAAGTGGTTGCTCCACCGCTATTTCCTGCATTTCCAAATGCATTTGACCCATTTCCTCCATTCCCTGCTGAACCAACTGAAAAACTTTTTGAAAAAGGTGGAGTGATTGGAAAAGAGAATACACCATAACCACCTGTTCCTCCGGCACCGCCACTGACAGCACGGCCGCCGCCACCGCCGCCACCGCCGGCTCCCGCTATGTAAGCTAAACCAGCGCTAGCATTATTCGATGCAGTAAAAGTTCCTGCTGAATTAGTAATATGTTTTGGAACAAATCCTCCTCCACCTGCTGATCCTGAAGAGGCAGCTGTAATTCTTCCTTGCGCATCAACTGTAATAGATGCTGAAGTAAATGACCCTGCAGAAACTGAAGTATTTGCTAGTTTGTCTGCAGTAACAGCATCGTCTTCAATCATATCAGTAGCAACTTGTACTTCACCAATAGTTCCAGCAGAGGCTGCTCCCAAAACTCTATTTGCAGTTGTAGTGTCTTGCATTTTCGCAAAAGTTACAGCATCATCTGCAATTTGTGAAGTTGCGATTGTGCCTGTTAAATTTGCAGCAGCAACAGTTCCACCTAAAGTGTCTAATGAAATTTCATTTAGGTTAGTTCCATCTGAATATGCTGCATAAATTTTTGCTTGGTCTAAAGTAAATCCTGTTCCTGATGCAGTTTTGATTGTGAGGTTTGTTGGATTAGTTAATCCTGTTGCATCAAAAATATAAAATTTTTCGATTGAATCTGGAATAGTACAAACTGTGCTTGCTGCTATTGTTGCAGTTGCAAATTTTATTACTAGATTTCTAGCGTTTGATATTGCACCATCAGACATTGCAAGAGCTAAAGTTCCACCACTTGAAAGTGTCACTTGTTCAAAACCTGCAACGGCTTGTTGTACTAAATTTAAATTTGTGTTTGTTTTATCTCCCCATGTACCAGCGTTTTCACCGGTTGCCATAAGTTCTAGTTTTAAATCACTTGAGTAAGTTGATGCCATAATTTTAATCTCCTAAATAATATTTATAATACAATAACTAAGCAGCCAAATCAACAGGAGTCCAAGTATTATTTACTCCTAGATCTATTTCAGCCCATGCAGTTATATTAAGGCTTCCTATTGATGCTGTCAATTCTATGCCAGTTACATCAATTCCTGCTCCCGCATCAATAGTAACAGATCCAACAGAGGTAGTAGCCTGTAAGCCCGATACACCAATAATTTGTCCTGGAATTTCAGCGTGTTGTCCAAGTGATAGAGTTCCTTGTAAACCAGTCACAGATTCAGTTGTTGTTTGTACTAAGCTAAAAGTGCCTAAAGTTATTGACATTTGTATGCCAGTAACGTCTACAGGAGTTTTTAAACCTGCTACTGTGTTGCCTACAGAACCTGTTAAAGAACCCGCACTAGAGACCGTAACATTAGCGTCAGCATTAATAGTTAAAGAATCTATTGTAAAGTCTAATTGATCTTCTGCAGCAAGAACAATTATATCTTGATCAATTTTTAGTGAGAAACTACCTTGTGTTGAAGTTATTTCAGATCCAGTTACAGCAACAGTTACATCTGTAAGTCCAACTTCTTCACCTATTGAAGAAGTTAGAGACTGTCCAGTAAGAGCTACTGAATAATTTACTCCCCAAGCAAATGAACCCCAAGCACCTCTACTCCAACCTTCTCCTGTTAGAATACTCTCGTCAACAGTCGCAGCACTAATTTGAGTATTGAAAACTGTTCCTGTGACAGGCACTCCAATTCCAACAACTGTGCTTCCTATTCCAGAAGACATAGTTACAGGACCAGGATCTTCTATTAAAACAGAAGTTCCACCAACTGTTGTTCCTTGTGATGAAGTTAATTGTATACCTGAAACACTTACATCAGCATTTGCTGTAACTGATTCAGAACCTATTGATGATGTTAATGATATGCCACTAACGGAAACTATTTCGTCAGAAAGATCTCCCCATTCCGATGCTCCCCATGTCTTTCGTCCCCATCCAGTGGCCATATCATTTTAATCCTTATGCTAATCTTAAAATCGCAGCAGATGTTGTGAACGCAGGAAACTGAATTGTAAATGTTCCAGACGTTGCAGTTTTATCTCCACCAAAATCTAAAACAGCAACAGCATCAGTGGTGCCTGAACCACCGTTAGTTGTTGTATTATAAATTAAAGCTCCTCTTGCAGTAAGAGTTACACCTACGAATGATAAGTCAGCAAAATCTGTGATAGCCACAGAAGATGAAACTTTAACACCTTGGTTTACTAATGCTTTTCCACCTGCACTATAACCTGATGAAGATACTTCAGTGTTTGATCCACCACCTGGGTTTGTTGCATAGTTAGTAGTTGATTTTCCTAAAGTTGCAGAACTTGTAAACATCGCTAACTTGTAAGTGTCAGATGATGTATCAAAGTCATGCTTTGCTTGTAGCAATTGTTTCTTAAAAGAATCACATATTGCGTTTGTTGTTATTGCCATAATTGGCCTCCTTTTTAATTTGTGTTAGGAGTAGGACTTGGAATTTTTATTCTTGGAACTCCATCATCGTACTCAGCTCGTCTTCTTCTACCCATTTGTTGTAGGGCAAAATTCTGTACTTCTTCATTATACTTACTTTCATAGAGCTTGTACATATCCATGGGTCCTTTTAAAAATCTAAAACATTCAGCTAACACACCATGAAGTAACATCGATTCTTGATATTTAGCTAAATATGTTTGATTTGATGATGTAAATTCTGGCGGGTCCTGTATATAATTTATTTGAATTGTATCAGCAGCGGCAGGTACAGGTGCTACAATAATATTAAGTTCATCCCAATTAGCAAAATATCTAGGAGTTCCTTGTGCTCCAGTTCCATTAAATTCCGATATAAAACTAGTATCTCTTTTTTCTAAAAAGCTTCTATTTCCACTACTATCTAAGCGTTCAACAGATCTTAAAATTAACGCATCTGATGGCATAGAAACTGCACGATTTCCTGCAGTAAAATTAGAATTTGCATATTTTCTAAGATCATCATAATCTACTTTACCGGCTACATCTAATTCAACATTTCTAATAAATTCCTGTATTTGTGAATCAGATAAAACAGTGCTACTGACCTCTGTATAGTTTCTTACTTGTGTTAAAAAATTTGCATGTGTAATAGCCATTATGTAATATTTACCTCTACCTTTCCTATTGTGGATAACAATTCTCTTCTTCTATTTTGTAATGAGGGATCTTCTGGTATCATACTATGTAAAATTGAAGTTACTTGAACACCATCAATGACTCTTGTAATTATAATATCTTGAGTTTTAAATGCAAATTCACCAGGTAAGGTTAAATTAGCTACACCAACCATTGCGCCACCTGAATTAGTAATAGTCACATCACTTGTATTTGTATTAATAAAAGGCTGGATTGGTTGTTGAAATTTTTGGTTTCTTGAATTTTGTAAAGCTATTGCATCAGCAGTATTATGTTTCCTTCTAATCTGTGGGTGTTTTGGTTCAAATTCAGAGATATGTACCAAAGAACCATTCCATTCTTTTACCATTTCTGTATATGGAAAAGCCATTCCTGATCTATCTGATATAGCTTGAGATCTTTTTCCTGTTGCGTATTTAGCCATTATATGCCTGTCGGGTAAAATGATTGTGGTGTAATATATGTAGAAGTTCTTTGACCATCTTCATCTAAGGCTCTTTTTAGTTGATCTTCATATATTAATTTATTTTGTTGGACTAGCTGTGGTGAATTTTTCATAGCAAGATAGTAAGCTAATCCTGATACCATACATGGTAAAAACCTAAAAACCACATCTGCCTCATTTGTATATACACCTGCGTCTTCGATTCTTTTAATTACGTAATATTTTAAAGTTGTGTAAGTATTTAAATCTGGTGCTTGATATAAATAAATTTTTGGAGTTGTCTCTCTTTCAACAAAATATTGAGAAGGTTGTCCCAATGCTAATTTATTTGGTAGAGCAGCATAAGCAGATCTATCTATTTTTGTAAGAGAAACATCTTGTGTATTAGCATTATTTGATGAAGCAGCGGTTGAAGATACAAATGCCTCGAGTACGTCACTGACGTTTGATTGTACGCTATATTCAGCCTGTCCTGAAACCAAAGAATTTTCATGTAAATCTACTTTCCATAAATGAATTCCTCTATTGGCCCATTCAGCAAATAAAAGATTTAAACTTATTCTTGCAGATCTTAAACTATGCCCACTTGTTGTGGTCAATCCACATCTTTCATAAGCTTCTTGAATTATTTCCTCTATTGATAAATCAAAACTAGTCGTTCCTGAAGTCGCCATTTTAATCCTTTTTACGGTTGTACAATTTCTTAGATTGTATCACTTTTTGACTAAATTTTGAAGACCTTAGACTTTTTGCTATATAATTTGGCAAGGACACGTTTTTTTTTCTTTTTTTCATCTCTTGCTCCTCTTAATTTACCTTCTACTTGTTTTTTAATTTGTGATCTTCCAATGGGCATGTTTACTCCTTAAATATATAATATAATACTTTTATGTTTAAATCTACAACCTAATTTGACTATCATTTCTTCCGATTTGTCCTATTGGCTTAATATTCATAGCAATAGAATATCTATCTTGATCTCCAAAATAATAAAATATTCTGTGTTTTAAATAACTAGGAAAAACAATTAAATCGCCCTTTTTTACATTTTGCCTACAATTACTATTAAAAAAGAAATTATCTAAAGGTTCTTTGTTTATATCCCATGGTAAAATTTGTGGTCTTACAAATTCTATTTTAATATCGTCTTCTATTGTTCCTGATGGATAGTAAACAGCACTTAACCAATAGTTAGCATGGGAATGTGTTTCTGAAAAACCTTTAGATTTAACTAAGGTTGACCAACTATTTTGTATTTCAAAATCGGTGTTTATACCCATATCTTTTAAACCATCTTTTATTATATTATTAAATTTTTCTTTTATCAAATCACCGTATGTTAATGTTGGAAAAATATTTTTATTTTTAGATATTAAAGATTTTGTTACGTTTTGTATATTAATATCATCATCACAAAACTCATATTGTAATTTTTTTAAGTCTTTCAAAATTTGCTCATCATTTAATTGAAGATCCTCAAAGTATAAAAACCATTCAGAAAAAGGAATAGTAATCATACAAGATCAACTGCCTTACCTGTAATTGGTTTGTATTTTGTTTTACCTTCTTCTCTGTAAGCTCTCATAAATTGTGCTCTTGGTTGAAATGGTATGTAGCTTGCATGTATCCATCCTGAGTTAGGTTCTCCAGGCGTGTAGTATTCGAGTATTAGCTGATCTGTTTCACAGTTCATCTTTACCCAATCGGCAACCTCTGCATTATCTACACCTATTACTTCGAAATCAACGGCCTCAGCTTTTGAATGTTGGCTAGTCAAACTCGATCCGATGGCTACACACAACTCTGGACTACGGAACCCGCTAGTCACCTTAACTCTGCCAAAATGATCTCGTACAGGCTGTAAAATTTTTTCACAAAGTGTTTTTAATTTATCTATTTGATCTGCATTGGGCTCATTATCGATACCCTTACGTATTGCAGTATCTGATTTGGTTAACTCTTGAAGCGAAAAATTTCGTGTAAGTTTCATTAGTTATACCCTATATTTTTCTTTTATTGCACCAACTAAAATTTTTTTGTTATAACAATTAAGTGATTTGTGTTTTAATCTTGAGTCAAAAATAACAAGCAGACCTTTTTCTGGAGAAATTACATCATTTTCAAAAAAAGTATTTCCAATAGCATCATTCAGATATAGAATAAAACTATATTCTTCTGTCTTAAAATGATCATGTTCTTCTTGGGCTCCATTTTGATAATATTCAATATAGTGTATATGAAAGATATCTTTATAAAAATCATGTCCATTTAAAATTTGTTTTTTTAAAGAATCATCAAATAAATTGACAATATTTGGAGTTTGAAAACCATTTTTAGTTGCGGTTTCGTGAGAAGTGTCAAAAAATTTATTTTTATTTTTATTAATTATATTTATAATATTATTTACTATTTTATTTTCAATTTTGTTTTTAGATAACATAAATTTATTTATTTTAATATTAACTTTTTAATAGATAAAGATCCATCTATATTTACTTCTAATTCTGCTTCAGATCTCACACATGCATATCTTATATTATGAGATACACCACGTCTAGCTTTACGAGCCCCCTCTAGACATGCTTTTAATCCAGGTTGGATACGTGCCTCTTTTATTTCTCCATTGACCATCATTAATAAAGCAACTACTACTTCAATCATGTCCGCCACCGTTTGCTCTAACTTTGTCTTTTAATTCCTCTAAATCTGCTAAAGCCTTTTCTAATTGTTTTTGAGTAAATTCTATATTAACTTTATTAGTCATGTTTTGTTCTTGTGTTTCAGTTAATTTTTCAACATCTCCAAACAAAGCTTCGATTAACATGAATTGTTCTTGATCTGTCGGTAGTTGTTCACTTTTTTTTAATAGATCTGCTTGAAATAATTCTCTTGATGTCTCTAAAG